GCACTAACAGGTTCACCCGATACTGTGATACACTGGAGGGGAATTCACGATACGAACAAAGCGGTTCCTGCATACAACCGCGCCGGTTCGCTGATGCAAGTATGGGCCGAACTGATCCAATGGCAGAATGATGGACGCGGTATATTTGCCATCGTCAACCAAACTGACGGCTTGGGTCGTGAAATCCAAAACGTCAAAGCTGTTCGCGCACAATTTATCGATTTGGATGATGTTGCGCAGTCGGCATTGTGGTATCAACAGGCGATGGATTGGGCGCTAAAACCCCATTTCACCGTTTGGTCATCACCGAACAAATATCACATTTATTGGTTGGTTGAGCCCTATGGTCCCGGCGATGTGTTTGGCGATATCCAGCGGCGATTGATTGCGACATTTGCCAGTGATCCGACGATCTTCGATGCACCGCGCGTGTTGCGAGTGCCGGGGTTCTACCATCTGAAAGACCCGGCTAATCCACACCTGATTACCATGTATCAGGCGACGGGATGGGGAACACCGCGTTATATGGTGACGGCATTCCAAGCGATCCTAGCAGGTGTGACGCCTATTGAGGGTGGCGGCGGTGATCGGTCAGGCTTGGGTGATCCAAAGCTAGGCGCACCGTCTATCGAATGGCTTCAGGCATCACTTGACCGGCTCGATCCCAATCAGATGGATCGCGGCGAATGGATCAAGAATATGGCTGCGTTCAAACAAGCCGGTTGGTTGTTTGGTGAAGCCGTCATTAAACCGATGTGGTTCAACTGGTGCGCTCAATATCAGCACAACGATCCGGGCGAAAATGAAAAGCAGTGGAACGATATCCGCAACACCAAAGCGGGATGGCCTGCACTGGTCAAGGCTTCAGGGCTATTGGCTCAACAGATGTTTGGTGACAAGCCCGGTCAGTTGCCGGTTCCTCAAGATGGCCGTCCATTGCCAGTGGCACCAGTCACGCCGCCCGGTGCTCCACCGCTGATCAATGTTGATCAACTCGGCACATTTCTATCACCGGCTGAACAGGCGCTATATTTTGACGGTTGTTTCCTGATCAAAAAGGATGGTCGAATTCTCACACCATCCGGGCGGTTTATGGACGTTGGCAAATTCAACGCCGCATATGGTGGCAAACAGTTTCAATGGAAAGAGGAAGGCACCGGCAGCACAACAGATGAAGCATGGAAGGCAGCGACACGCGGGCAAATCTATCAGGTGCCCAAGGTCGATCATATTCGCTTCCTGCCGTCCAAGCCTGCCGGGGCGCTTATCGTTGATGAATTCGGGCGGTCTGGTGTCAATACGTATATTCCTGCCAACATCGAATATATCGATAGCGGTGAAGGTGGCGTGTTGGCTTTGCCGTTTGTCAATCATCTGCGTAAAATATTGCCGACCGAACATGATATGCTGATCCTGCTAAATTACTTTGCGCGGATTGTTCAATCACCGGGCGTCAAGATACCATGGGCACCAGTCATTCAATCGGCTGAAGGTGTCGGCAAGAATGTTATCAAGTTTTGCATGACGCATGCAGTCGGCAAGGTTTACACGTATTATCCGAAAGCGGCTGAACTTGCTGAAACAGGCGGTAAGTTCAATGCATGGATGCGCGGGCGATTGTTCATTCTATGTGATGAAGTTAAGACCGACGATAAGCGAAATTTGATCGAAGCGCTGAAAGATATGGTGTCGGAAGAAACTATTGAAATTCAGGGCAAGGGTGTCGATCAAGACATTGAAGACAATTTCGGCAACTGGTGTTTCTTTACCAATTGGGAAGACGCCATTCCGATTGATCGCAAGTCGCGCCGATGGGCAATCTTTTTTAGCAAGCTGCAAACCGAAATGGATATTCTCGCGGCTGGCATGGATAGCACATATTTCAGCGAATTATATGAATGGGTGCGCAATCAAGGTGGCAAACAGATTGTTGCACACTATCTGAAGAATTTTGTAATTGATCCGGCGCTCGATCCGGCCATTCACCAGCGCGCACCGAAGACAAGCAGTTTTGAAGCCGCACTGGTCGCATCGCGGACGGCACCTGAAGCCGCAATGATTGGTGCTATCGAAGCACAGCGGCAGGGCTTCAAGGGCGGTTGGGTGTCGTCGGCGGCTGTTGGTCTGGTGCTGAAGGAAGCCGAAGTGAAGGCGTCCCATATGGCGATCGGTCGCATACTGAAGGCGATGGGATATCTGCAAGTTGGTCGAGCGCCACGCGGATATTTACAGGAAGGCGGTGTTCAACCAAATTTATGGCATCGAGACGTGAACGCCCAAGTTTATAAATATGGGCATGATCAAGGATATGAATAAATTATAACAAATGGCTCGGTTAATTCCGGGCCATAAATTTTTCATAATTTGTTGAGACATTTCACTTCACCAGCTTCATGACCTACTTCACTAGTGGGGAATTGGTAGTGAAGTCTGAAGTGATTGATTTTGCAGGAGAAATTAGGCTCACTTCAGCTACTTCACTAAAACAGGCGTTTTTCTCTACTCCGGCTCCCCACGGGGCGGCGGCGGGTGTTCCCCCCCTTCTCTATATATCTATCTATCTTAAACTTAAGGAAATAAGTGAAGTAAGTGAAGTGACTGTGTATGACATTGATATTGCAAATGAATTTCCTTCATGATGGTAGTGAAGTGTTGTGAAGGTGGTGAAGTTGGGGGAATTTAGGGGTTGGCGTCAGCAATTCTGGTCCGAATTAACCAGATTTAGGGTGTTAACTGGATTTGGGTTAATTAACAAGCAAGCGCTTGGAATATCATACAGACTAAAGCGGGGGCTTAAGTGTTGCAGGGTTTGATTGGATCGGCTAGTGTTGGCGATATGGAACACGATCAAATGCTTCGAATGAGTTTCACACGCGATGAATGGCGCATAATGGCGGTCGCATTGGCAAAGCTCAAACCATCGGAAATCATCGGTGGTCAACCGCGCATTGATATAGCTAAAAAGCTGGCGTTAATGATTGCGGTTGAGACTGGTAAATAATGGCCCAACTTCCCAACAAAGCCGTTCGCATCGCAGCCGCAACCGCCGTCGCTCGCCAACACGGCGGCGAACTATTGTTGACGGCATATGACCAACTCAAACCAACCGAACGAATTTTTGTTGATGCATACGTTGCGACCGACAACCCGGCTAAAGCGATGCGGGCGGCTCAACCGGCGCTTGCTGAAAAGCTGATTAACATTCGCGCGGTCGATATGCTCAACCGGCCATTGGTCAGTGCAGCCATTGCCGATAAGGTGCGCCGGATCACTGAAAAATATGATGTGTCAATTGATGCATTGGTGCGTGAACTTGCATATGTCGCCAAAAGCAACATGGCCGATTATGTGCGGATAACACCTGAAGGTGAACCGTTCATTGATTTATCTGAAGTCAGTTATGAAGCGATGGCCGCTATCAAGTCAGTCAAGGTGGAAGACGTTAAAGAAGGTCGTGGTGACGATCAACGCGAAATTCGAAAAGTCAGTTTTGATTTGCACAACAAACTAGGTGCTATCGACCAACTTATGCGCAAACTCGGCGCATATGCACCAACCGGCATTGGAACTACCTTGAATGTTCAAATCAATGGTGGTAACACAAACCTGCAAATTAATGCCGACATGTCGCCAGAACAGGCGGCAGACTATTACGCCCGCTCACTAGAGGAATAAACTGTGACCCGTATCATAATTCAAATTACCGGCAATGAAGCATCTGGTAAAACTGTAACGTTAAAGGCTATTGCTGAATTTTTAAAAATTCAGTTTGGTTGCTCGGTTAAACAGTTTGATCAGCGATATGGTGATGTTGACATTCTGAATGTCGATATTCCCGATAATGGTCACAAAGCCATCGTTGATTGGACGAAAGGTATTAAGCCAAAACTCAACAAAGGAACGCTTCGTTAAATGAACATCGGTCGGATTGAAGGCATCATACCTTGACCAAATTAACAATCAGAAGAAGACCAAAAGACCGAATGATTATCTTGCTTGGCACAACGAAATGGGAAACATTCAATCGTATTCCCCGTCTTCAGTATTATTATGTTCGTCCTGTATGACGTGATAAACCATCGCGCACATATCATTTGGTGGACCGCCGATAAGGTGCGCCGTCAAGACTGCAATATGCGCTTCATGGTTGCCGAATTGTCAAATAGCTTGGCTGAAGCGGTGATTGAACAAACTGTGCCGCGTTCAACCGTGTATGAAGGGATTGCTCGATATGCGAATGGTTAATCTTAAACAATTTTTGGCATTGCCTGCCGGAACAATCTATCACGAGTATAAACGATGCATTACCGGACCGCTTTCGAAGAAACATGACACAATCAGTGATAAAGATTGGATCGAAGAAACCTTTGAAGGAATGCCGAAATCCAACGGATCGGAAGAATTGTTTGATCGATTGGATGAAATGGAAAAGGGCAAATCATTTCCTCTTGAACATGAGGGAACAAGCCGAAATTCTCTTTATCGCGATGAACAATTATTTATCGTATATGAGCGCGACGATATCGTGACTTTGATGTTGAAGCTTGACGATAGTATAAGATTTGGTTGTGCGTAGTGAAACACAAATGGGTCAACCGTCGCACAAGCGTCAAGCGTGATGATGGCAGCAAACACACAGCCGAATGGATCGAATGTGACCATTGCGGCAAACGTCCTGAAATAACTCTAACCGAGTGTCGGAAATCATGAGCCAACTCAACAAACCACGAGAAGCGGGGCCATTCTGGTTTGATGGCGGTTGCTTGCCTGTCAAAGTGTGTTACGCACCCGACAAAGCAGCGTGGAAATATGCGCTGAAATCGTGTGATATCAAACCTGAACCATTTCCAAAGTCATCGGGACGTTGCACAACTTTTGACAAGACGTTGAGCAAATTTTCTGAATTGGTTGTGATCATCACATTCAACATACCAGATGGATTGCACGTTTCACAAATCATTGGTTTAATGGCACATGAAGCAACACATGCGATGCAATTCACCATGCAATCAATGCATCCGGATTATGCGATTGAGCGTCACAACGAAGTTGAAGCATATTTCATTCAGTGGGTAACGCAAAACATTTACAGTCATTATTGCGAATATCAAGAGTATAAGAATGCAAGCAATTAGAATGTCAAAAACCATAATGACGGATAAACAGTTGATTGTTCCGCTAAGCCGAAAAGCGCGACCGATCACCGATGATATGCGAACCATGTGTGATGATATCAATCGTGTTGAACCGCTGCCGGTGCTGGTTTCTCGCGATTGGGTTCGAAAAATGGCGCGTGAACTTGATCGTTCGCTAATGGCGGCGATTTATGGTTTTAGTTGGTAATGATTGACACCAACCTACACGGCGACCTGTTTGAATGGCTGGCGAAACCGTATGAGCCGGGCGCGGCGGTGCCGTGGAAGCCTGAACCGCTCGATCACGCGCATTGGCCTCCCGATTACAAAGCGGTGTTTGCGTGGCGTCTGAAACAGCGTAACAAGATGCGCACCGATGCAAACTTTGCGTTCGGTGCGCAAACCTATTACGCAACCCACAAACTCGAATTCATCTGTCATTGGCTTGACACATACGATCCGCGAACTGTTGGACCGATGAAGTGGAAGCCGTTCGTTCTGTTTCAGCGGCAGGCTGAAGCTGTGCAATTTTTGATAGAGTTGGAACGCGATCAAGAGGGTGGTCTATTCGAAAAGTGTCGCGATATGGGGCTAACATGGCTTGCTGTGTCATATTCGACAACAAAATGGCTATTCGACAATGACGCTGCGATTGGTTGGGGTTCGCGCAAAGAAGTCTTGGTTGATAAGCTAGGCGATCCAGACAGCATCTTTGAGAAAATCCGCCTTCAGTTGCGCCGGTTGCCCAAAGAATTCTTGCCGTCCGGTTTTAGCTTCAAAGAACACGCAACATTTATGAAAACGATCAATCCTGAAAATGGATCGATCATCGCGGGCGAAGCTGGCGACAACATCGGTCGTGGCGGTCGTAAATCAATCTATTTCAAGGATGAAAGCGCCCATTACGAACGCCCTGAACTGGTCGAAGCCGCACTAGGCGATAACACCAACGTCCCGGTTGATATATCGAGCGTCAACGGCTTGGGTAACGTGTTTCATCGCAAGCGCGAGGCTGGCGAGGATTGGACGCCCGGTTGTGTGATCGCACCCGGCAAAACCCGCGTGTTCGTTGTTGATTGGCGAGATCACCCGGAAAAAACACAAGCATGGTATGACCAGCGCCGCGCCAAATGGGAAGCGGAAGGCATGCTTCACATTTTCAAGCAAGAGGTTGACCGCGACTATTCCGGCGCAATTCAAAACACCATCATTCAATCAGAATGGATCGAAGCGGCAATTGATGCGGATAAAAAAATTCGCTGGATTGATGAAGACGGCTCAAAGCGGCTCGGCATTGATGATGGCGGCATGTGGGGCGCTGCAATGGACGTTGCCGATGGTGGCATCGACAGGAATGCCCTAGCCAAGCGCCAAGGCATCATCCTGCGCTTTGCCGACGATTGGGGTGATCGCGATCCGGGCAAGGCAGCACGGCGGGTCATTGACGATTGCAAGAAGCATCCCGGTATTGCCGTTCAGTACGATAGCGTTGGCGTCGGCAGCACCGTCAAGAGCGAATTCAATCGGCTGATAGATGATGGCGCGATCAAGATCGAAGATTTCGAATTCGTTTCATGGTCGGCAGGTGCAAAGGTCATTAATCCATTCGGTCGAGTGATCGCGGACGATGACGAAAGCCCATTGAACAAAGATTATTATGCCAACCTGAAAGCACAAGGCTGGTGGTCCCTACGCATGCGTTTCTGGCGCACATATCAGAACATCATCAACGGTATCATTTATGATCCGGATGAAATGATATCGCTCGATAGTCGCATGCCAAAAATTCGCCAAATTCAAAAGGAATTGGCTCAACCGACAATTGGACCGAATGGTGCAATGAAACAGTTGGTCGATAAGGCACCAGACGGAACGCGATCACCAAACTTGGCAGATGCGATCATGATGGCATATTTCCCGCTCGATACGTGGAGCGGTCGCGCAATGTCAGGAAATTATGGATCATAGCTATTGACGATTAAACCGGATGGGTCTATCTGTTAGTCATCAAACAGGAACACACAAAATGATCAACAAGCTACAAAGGAGCTAACCAACAATGCCCGCTAAAATTACTCAAGTAGTTAAGGCACATTACACACCAGACGATATCAAGGTGCTTATCGTCGCTGATATGCGTGATCGTGGATTTGCCGAAATTGTGTCGGCTGATTTGGATGATGTGGAAAATCCCGATCAACCGCAACCGTTACGGGAAGCCGGTTACAGCGAACCATTTAACGGGTTTTTCATCACCAAGAATATCGATATAAGGTCTAAGCCAATTACACGTTGACACCATCCGGTGAAGGCGCTAGATAACTCACAACACGCGCTGGTGTTCCTCCAAAGTCAGCGGCGCGTTAGGGACGGAAGGTGGCATGCAAGCTCCGACCGTTCCGACTAATTCCGGCTTTGATCGGCTAGATAGGCATGATGAAATAAATTGACGTTCAGCTTTACGCTCTAGTTAATTGATCATTTACATGTCGCTGAACACCCGCCCAACCTCACCGTTGCAGCGGGTGTTTTGTTGCGGTATGGTTCACCAAACCAACCCGCCAAGGATCGACCATGCTCACCAGTGCCGCTGTCATTGAAGCCGCTACACAACCCGCCAACAACCCAACGGTAGCGCTCTATGCCGTCCTGAACGGTGTAGCCGGGCAGACGGTGTTCGGTGAAGCGCTCAACACTCTTGACCACATGGGCGTCGATAACCGCGCCATGTCGCTCTATTGGCAGCTTGCCGGTGATATCGTTGACGGTGCTGAAGCGATGCGCGCCCGGCATGACATATACCTGCCAAAGTTTCCCAATGAAAATACGACTGATTATGAATTTCGTTGGAAGAATTCAAAATTCACAAACGTCTATCGCGACGTAATCGAAAACCTTGCATCGAAGCCATTTGAACAGGAAGTCACCTTGATTGGTGATACTATTCCCGATGCGTTCACTTCATTCATTGAAGACGTTGACGGCAGCGGATCACACATCACGACTTTTGCGGTTGATACGTTTTTCAATGGTATCAATTCAGCACTTGATTGGATTTGGGTTGATTATTCAACCATTGAGCCGGGCGCGCGAGTGCGGACCATTGCTGAAGAAACCGCATTAGGTCTTCGGCCATTTTGGACGCATGTGCTTGCGTCGAATGTGCTTGAAACCCGCTCGCGTATCATCAACGGCAAAGAGCGCCTAACCTATATGCGGATTGTCGAGCATGAGCCGGATGCGAAATATATTCGTATTATGCGCGCTGATGCATATATTGCCGCATGGGAGCTTTATCGCCAAGTCACCGATCCGAAGGCAAGCACAAACAAATTTGAATTTGTGTCGAGCGGTCCAATCACCATCAACGAAATTCCGATGGTTCCATTCGTCACCGGGCGGCGCAAAGGTCGGTCATGGCAATTCCAGCCGATGTTGAAAGACGCGGCGGATTTGCAGGTTGAACTATTTCAACAGGAGAGCGGTCTAAAGAACGTGGAAGCGTTGGCCGGTTTCCCGATGCTGACGGGTACTGGTGTCAAGCCGCCGTTGAAGGGCGTCGGACGCAACGCGGTAGTTGAAACGCTCGCCACAGGGCCGCAA